ATTTGGAGAATTTGATAGTGACAGTGGAATATGGAAACCGATAGATGTATCTGGTTTAACTTTTGGCACAAATGGATTTCACATGAATTCACCAGGACCCTCAACAGGACAAAATGCTAACGGACTAGGTGGTGACAGTTCAGGTAATGGTAATCACTTTGCCTCAAGTGGCTTGTCTGCCCAAGATCATTCTACTGATACTTGCACAAATAATTTTGCAATATTTAATAGTTTAGCATATGGAACAGGTGGAACAGCACCAGGAACTTTTTCTGAAGGTAATTTAAAGATAACATATGGCAGTGCTTCATGGAGAACAGCACCAGCTACTATTGGTTTAACCCAAGGTAAATGGTATTATGAAGCCAAGGCGGGAACAATAGCTGGTTCTGGAACTCAAAAACTTATACAAGTCGGTGCAGTTAGTGAAAGCGGTATATATGATTGCATAGATTCTTATCATGAATCTACAACTTATTCATATGCTTATCATTGGAGTGGTCAAAAATATGTAAATAATGGTGCTGGATCTTTTGGTAGTGCTATTACAACCGGAGACATTGTTATGATTGCTTTAGATCTTGATAATAATTATATTTACGCTGGTTTAAATGGCACTTGGCAAAATAGTGGTAATCCAGCTTCAGGTGGATCAGGCACAGGCGCATTATCAGCTTTACAATCAGGTCAAACTTACTTTCCAACTGTATCAGTATATAATAGCGCACATGAAATAAACTTTGGCTCTCCATCATTTAGTATTTCATCAGGCAATACAGATGCTAATGGAATCGGAAACTTTGAATATTCGGTCCCATCGGGTTACTTTGCCGTTTGTACTAAAAACTTAGCGGAGCATGGATAATGGCTTATACAGCGATAGACGATCCTTCAGCATACTTTCAGGTAAAGACTTATGATGGAACTGGAAGTTCTCTTGCTTTAACTTTTGATGGTAATTCAGATATGCAACCAGATTGGGTCTGGCTAAAAAGAAGAGATGGTAGTGCTAATCACCATGCTTATACTTCAATAACTGGAGTTACAGCAGCATTAGTTCCTAATGATACAGATGTAGAAACAACAGGCTCACTTGAAGCAACAAATTATTTTAGTTCTTTTAATAGCGATGGTTTCACTCTTGCGGGTGGTAATTATAATAACTCAAATAAATCTGGTCAAACCTATGCCTCTTGGAGCTGGAAGGCAGGGGGTGCATCTGGATCATCAAACTCTGATGGAAGTATAACCTCAAGCGTTTCTGCTAATACCACTGCTGGATTTAGCACTGTACTTTGGACACATGATGGAGGTAACTCAACAATAGGTCATGGCCTTGGGGCTATACCTAGCGTAATTATTACAAAAGAAAGAAATGCTACTGGTTCTTGGAATAGTTACTTTAGTGCTGTTGGTAATGCACATAGAATGATACTTCAAGACGAAAATGCAAAAATTTCATCTTCAGTATGGAATAGTACAACTCCAACATCTAGTGTTTTTTCTATGAATGAAAGTAATACATCCACTTTTATAGCTTACTGTTTTTGCGAGAAAAAAGGTTATTCAAAATTTGGAGGTTATGAGGGTAATGGTTCAACAAATGGAACTTACGTTTATTTAGGATTTCAACCAGCTCTAGTTATAATACGAAAAACCAGTGGAACAGGCGATTGGGAAATGCTTGATAATCAAAGATTAGGTTATAATCCAAGAAATGAAACTTTAGGTGCTAACTACGCTGGAGGAGAAGGAAATTATAATAGAATTGATATATTATCTAATGGTTTTAAAGTTAGAAGCTCAAGTGGTAATGTAAATTCTGATGGTGGAGATTATATTTATCTCGCATTTGCTCAAAATCCGCTAGTGACATCAACTGGCGTACCAGGATTGGCTCGATAATTATGTTACAAAAAGTAAAATTTGCACCTGGATTTAATAAACAAGTAACCTCAACAGGGGGTGAAAGCCAATGGGTTGATGGTGATAATGTTAGATTTAGATATGGCACACCTGAAAAAATAGGTGGTTGGTCACAATTAGGGTCTGTTCAAATTACAGGTAGAACTACTGCTATTCATCATTTTGTAAATACATCAGGTATTAAGTATGCAGTTCTTGGTACAAATAGAGTATTGTATGCTTATTCTGGTGGTATTTTTTATGACATACATCCTATTAAAGCGACAACCACATTAACAAGTGCATTTTCTACAACCAATGGATCAAAAGTTGTAACTTTAACTTTTTCATCTGCACACAACATTAATAAATTTGATATTATATTATTAGATAATTTTACATCTATTACTAATTCTGGTTTTGTATCTGGTGATTTTACAGATAAAAAATTTATGGTGACATCAATACCAACAAGCACAACCCTTACAATCGAAATGGAATCTAACGAATCTGGATCAGGAGCGAGTACATCTGGTGGAATTAGAGTTAGACATTATTATCCGGTAGGACCCGCAGTTGAGGTTGCATCTACTGGTTGGGGACTTGGATCATGGGGTGGACAACAGTTAGGTCAGTTTACATCTACACTATCATCAGGAATAAATGCAAGTGTGACTTCATTAACGATGGCTAGTTCATCTTCTTTTCCAGCAACAGGAACTGTTATTGTTGGATCAGAATTAATTACATACACTGGTAATAGTGGTGGCACATTATCAGGATTAACAAGAGGTGCGTTAGGTACCACTGCTGCAACACATTCATCAGGTGCAACTGTAACCGATGCATCAAACTTTTTTGCATGGAATGCTGCAGCATCAGGAGACGTTGTAACAGCACCAGGGCTTTGGTCATTAGATAATTTAGGTAACAAACTTATTGCAACAATTAATGGTGGAGAAAGTTTTGAATGGGACTCAAATCCAACAGGTGCAAACAACACTAGAGCAACAATTATAACAAATGCACCAACAGCTTCTGCATTTAGTTTGGTATCAACACCAGATAGACACTTAATATTTTTTGGAACAGAAACTACAATTGGAACTAAATCTACACAAGACCCTATGTTTATAAGATTTTCTTCTCAAGAGGATATTAATACTTATACACCATCAGCTACTAATACTGCAGGTACACAAAGACTTGCAGATGGATCTAAGATTGTTGGAGCAATTAGAGGTCGTGACGCAATTTATATTTGGACAGACAGTGCGTTATTTATTATGCGTTTTGTTGGTCCACCATTTACATTCTCATTTCAACAAGTTGGTACAAACTGTGGATTGATAGGACAGAATGCAGCTGTTGAAGTTGACGGTACAGCATATTGGATGTCAGAAAATGGTTTCTTTAGATACACTGGTAAACTAGAATCATTACCATGTTTGGTTGAAGATCATGTTTACGATGACATTAATACAATTCCAAAACAACATATTAATGCAGGATTAAATAATTTGTTTGGTGAAGTTATGTGGTTCTATCCAAGTTCTGGATCAGGAACAGTAAACAGAATGGTTGCCTACAATTACCTAGACTCAAGCAACGAGCGACCTGTGTGGACTACAGGAACACTTGCAAGATCTGCTTGGCAAGACTCAGCTGTATTTGGTAAACCTCATGCAACAGAATATGATTCAACTGCAGAAACATCTGACTCTGATGTTAATTATGTTCATGGCAATAGTGATGGTGCAACAACTTATTATGAACATGAAACAGGTTTAAATCAAGTTAAGTTAGGTCAAACAACTGCTATAACATCAAACATACAATCTGGAAATTTTGATATTGGTTCACAAGGACTACAAGGTGACGGTGAGTTTATGATGAAAATAAGAAGAGTCATACCAGATTTTTTATCACAAACAGGCGATGCAAGAGTTACATTAAATTTAAGAGACTTTCCAAATGACACAGCAGCTAGTTCTACATTAGGTCCTTTTACAGTAACAAGTGGAACACAAAAAATAGATACACGTGCAAGAGCTAGAGAGATATCTTTAAAAGTAGAAAATACTAGCACTGGTCAGTTTTGGAAACTAGGTACATTTAGAATAGATTATCAACCGGATGGTAGAAGATAATGGCTAGAATAATACAATCATTAACGCAACCAAATGAAGAGTATGATCAACAAGTACAACAATCATTTGTTAGAGATGTAGATAGTATTGTGCAAAAATTAAACACAACATATCAACAAGATTTAAAAGACGAGGCAGAAGCGGAGGCATATTTCTTTGGCTAATTCATTTGTAAATAAAAAAGTAGATTTGACTACAACAAATGCTACAACATTATATACTGCACCAACAGCTGCAACATCTATTATAAAATCTATATTAGTATCTGAAGACTCTGGTAATGCGGATACCATAACAGTTACTATTACAGATACATCAGATGCTGTATTTAGTCTTTTTAAAACTAAATCTATATCAGCAAATGGTACAACAGAACTACTTACAGCACCTTTAGTATTGCAGGAAAGTGAAGTATTAAAAGTGACTGCGGCTACGGCCAATAGACTACATGTAGTCCTCTCAGCTTTAGAATCTAAACCTAGAGAAGTTACAACATAGTCTTGATTTACTTGTTAAAAGCAAGTATTAGTATAAATTCAGGTTAAATACCTGCCTAAATAATATAAACAAAATTTAACATATATGATTACAAGAGCTCAAATGCGAAGACAACTACGTGCACAAGGTGGTATTATGAATGTAACACCTAGAAAAAAATTTGGTATTGGTAGTTACTTTCAAAAAGCTAAAGATAAAGTTTTCGATAGAACTAGAAAACTTATACCTAATGAATTAGCAGATGTTGCAGTTAAAGCTGCACCATTAGTTGCAATGATTCCTGGTTATGGACCAGCAGCTGCAGGTATCATGAGAGGTCTTGGTAGATTTGATCAACGAGGAGATATTATGGATGCACTTAAACAAGGTGCATTAACTTATGGTGGAGGTAAATTATTTGATGCTGGAATGCGTGGAGCAGGATTAAGAGACCAAGGTGCTAGTGGAATAAAACAATTCTTTAATGAAGGAACTAGAAATAAAGCTGGTAATTTATTTAAAGGTGGAAAACAACCTGGTACAGATTCAACAGGTATTATACAAAAAGGAACAGATTTTTTAGGTGATAAGATTCCAGGTTTTGACAAATTAAATCAAATTGTACAAGAAAAATTATTAGTAGGTGGAGTAACGGCAGGTGCAACATACTTATATCAAAAGTTCTTAGAAGACGAACCACCACAAGA